ATTTTAGACTCGTTCTTTATAGGGTAGATAGACAAAAAACTAAAACTGATGATGTATATGGTGAAACTGTGGAAGACGGTATAAAATTCCATCCTCCTGTTGAGTTTAGGGGTTATGTTCAGGTAGAGCAACCCGAAAACCAAAATTACGGTCAGAGTAGTATGTCACAAATGGAGCCAGGTAATTTAAAGGTTGGTGTCTATCAAGACACTTTAGATGATTTAGGTATTGAAATAGAATACGGTGATTATATCGGGTATTACGAGACTGAGTCGAGAGTAAGATATTACTCAGTTGTTAATGACGGTAGGGTTGTTAGTGATAATAAACATACTTATGGTGGATACAAACCGTTTTATCGTAGTATTGTGGCGTCACCTGTTAATGATAATGAATTTAGAGGATTATGAAAAAGAAACTTATAAAAGAACTAAATACAATAAAATCTCGTATGGGTTTAGTCGTCGAGCAAGAAGACTTAACTAACCCAATCGGTCTTAAAGTTATGGTTTACTATAATTTACATAAAAAAACATTTTCAGTACAGTATGATGGTAGAATTATATTATACGCGGATTATGTTAAATTAAAAGATGTTGAGTTTAGAGTTAGAGAAGGAGGTAGAGAAAGAGTAAGAAAGGAGATGAGAAAAAATGTTCATGCTTTTGTTATCGGAACTTTACTTGATTACTGTCAATGGCCGTGTGAAAACATGCCTCCCGAAACAAATAACAAAGTAATAACTTATAATCCACATAAGTACGATTCTTTTGTAAGAAAGGACAGTGAAGAACCAATATATAATGCGAATGAAATCGACATGATTAATACAAAAAATAAAATATTCCATATTAATGAAATTGTAGATTAATGGCGTTTCCAAAAAAAATAAAAAAAGATTTAAAAATCACTCCTGATAAAATTTTATTAGAAAGAAGGGAGCAACTTCTTGAGTATATTCAAGAAAATGGTACGTACTTACCCAAGAGCGTTTTACATGCCGATTTAGACCGTGGAATGTTAGATTTTGTAAAAGAGGATTTAGAAATGGTTGCGGATGGTAAAACTGTAAATCCTGTCGATTTAATTATTACAACTCAGAATTGGGCTCAGTTTACTGAAACATGGAGATTTCAAGATTTAGACAAGAATATAAAACCGCCATTTATTGCCACAGTAAGACAACCCGAAGTTAAATATGGTTCAAACCCATCACTTCAATATACTATTCCCAATAGAAAACAATTCTATTATGCAAAAGTTCCTACGTGGGATGGACAGAGAAAAGGTATGGACATATATAAAATACCACAACCTGTACCTGTAGATATTACATATAACGTAAAAATATTTTGTACTAAAATGAGACATCTGAACGAGTTTAATAAACTTGTTCTACAAAAATTTTCGTCACGACAAGCTTATACTTTTGTAAAAGGACATTATGTACCAATTATTTTGGACAGTATTTCAGACGAATCTGTATTAGATATTGAAAAAAGAAAATACTATATCCAAAATTACACTTTTACAATGTTAGGATTTTTAATTGATGAAGAGGAGTTTGAAGTAATTCCTGCAATTACAAGAGCTCTTACTTTATATGAAGTAGGTACGGATACAAAATCAAGAAGAGCAAAAAAACAACCTCCTAATCCACAAAATTTTGATTTAGACATTTTATTTTTAACTGGTATCACTACTTTATCCGAAGTCTATCCATATAAAATAGACCTCACATTTTTAGACACTATTAATGTTGACGAATACTCGATATATATAAACAACAATTATATGGGAGACGATTTATCTTCAATTGAAATTAATACTAACGATACGATAAGAATAGACGTTGTAAAAATTGATTCTTCTAAGGAGTCTATAATACGTTCCAACGCTCACATTCCATATAGTACTTAATTACTCCCCGTAGATATCTGTTACATCTTTACAGGTATCCTCTATAATTTTTTCAATAAACTTATACATTTTAAGTCCTTTCCTATTACAGTAACTCTTTAATAATGTATGGTGTTTTTCTGAAATTTTTAGGTTTTTGATTTTCATAAATAGGTTTTTTTAATAAGGCAGAAAAAAGGTAGAAAAAATAGCGCCTAATAAATAAATATACGTTATATGTATTTGTCCTTTCGGTTTTTAGATAATATTTATCAAATAAATAAATTAAAATAGAAAACTAATTAATATGGCAGACAAAGTATTCGTATCTCCAGGTGTATATACATCAGAAAGAGATTTAAGTTTTGTAGCTCAAAGTGTTGGTGTAACTACATTAGGTATTGTTGGTGAAACTCAGTCAGGTCCTGCGTTCGAACCAATTTTTATTACAAACTTTGATGAGTTCACTTCATATTTTGGAGGTACAAACCCAACCAAATTTATAAATACTCAAATTCCTAAGTATGAAGCGGCATATATAGCTAAGGCTTACTTACAACAATCAAATCAACTTTTTGTAACTCGTATACTTGGTTTGTCAGGTTATGATGCCGGACCCGCTTGGTCTATATCTACAGTAGGTAACGTTAAAAAGGATACTGTAGTCGGTACAGGTAATGCAGGTCCGTTCCTTGTTCCGTTTAGTGGAGTGTCAGGTACTAGTACATCAACAGTAGTAGATGGTTCAAACTTACCATCATATATACAAGATTATTTTGCTTTACCTTATACAACATTTAGTGGAGGAGTAAGTACAATAGAAGATGATTTTAAAACAAGTCTTTATAAAGACATAGTCGACCCAACAAACTCAGGTACTACTGCTTATATGTTTGGAACTGTAAGTGGTGGCACTTATGACACAATTACAGGTACATCTAATTGGGTAAGTAGTACTAATATTTTTGATGTTGATGGTCTAACTATAGATACTGCAAATTTTGAAGCGTCACAGAATGATTCTTGGTATTATGCATTATTCCCTTATAATTCTACTAGTGAAGACTACTCAGGTGTAGGTTTCGGTTTAATTGTTACAGGTCTCACAAACACGTCAGGTAACACTTACACAGGTGAAGCTGTTGTGTATGACACTACTTACTCAGGTACCGTTATAACTGATTACCATAACATGGTAATCTCAACATTACGTTCAAGAGGTTTATCAACATATAGTAGTGACGATGGTCCTGTATATGAAGTGTCAGGTTTAACCGATGTAACTATTAATTCTACAGGTGCTTATTCAGGAATCACCAATAATCCATTTGCGACTTTCCAAATATCAGGTATTACAAGTGATTCAGAAACTTTCACTTTTGATACTTCGTTAACTTTAAGTGACCCTAACTTCTTAAGTAAGATGTTAGGTCAGTCTAATTTTGGAAAAGATAGAAATGATGTACCTCTCATGGTTGGTGAAATGTATTATAACTTATTAAACACAGGTTATAGACAAGGTAAAATCAGAGGTTTAAATACTGACTTATTATCATTTAATGGAGCAAGAACAGATACAGATAATACAGGTATCGGTTGGTACTTAGATAGATATCAAACTCCGTCTACTCCATATGTGGTTTCTGAATTGAGAGGTAACGAGGTGTTTAACCTATTTAAGTTTATATCAATATCTGACGGTAGTGGGGCTAATAGAGAAATAAAATTATCTATAGCAAATATTTCATTTAACAATTTAACTTTTGATGTTGTTGTAAGAGATTTCTACGATACTGACTCAAGTCCTGTGGTGTTAGAAAAATTCACAAATTGTACTATGGACCCTAATCTTAATAGTTATGTGGCTAAAAAAATAGGTACTGCAAATGGTGATTTTGAATTGAAGTCCCGTTTCATTATGTTAGAGGTTAATGAAGAAGCACCTATCGACGCATTACCGTGTGGATTTAGAGGTTATCAGACAAGACAATATAAAAATTATAAATCACCACATCTTATCTATAAGACTAAATATGATACACCAGGTGAAATTATCGCAAATCCTCCATTTGGAACACAGGGGGGTGATAATGTAACAAGAAGTTCAGGTGATAACCCAAGAAGAGTGTACTTAGGTGTGTCAAACACTGTTGGTATCGACGTGGACTTTGCGTCTTACAAAGGTAAACAAAATCCTACTGATTTAGCAACTGCAACTGAGTCATCACCATGGGCAGTATTAACTAAAGGATATCACATGGACTCAGGTGCAACTGTCATCACAATTTCAAGTCAATGGACAACGTCAGGGGAAACCGCTTTCGAGGTCGGTGACGCTTCATTTAATAGTGAACCATCAGATACATCACCATACTATAGATTAAACGCACGTAAATTCACATTGATTCCAACAGGTGGATTTGATGGATGGGACATTTACAGAGAGTATAGAACTAATGGAGATAGATTTATATTAGGTAATAGTGGATACTTAAAAGGTGCCGCTACATCAATAAGATTCCCAAGTGCTACAGGATGGGGAGCGTTTAAAACTATAACAGGACCCGATAGACAAGATTGGGGTAATACTGACTACTACGCTTACTTATGGGGTCAGTGGACATTCGTTAATCCTGAATCAGTAAATATTAATGTGTTTACAACACCAGGTGTTGATTATGTGAATAATTCAAACTTAATTGAAGAAGCGATTGATATGATTGAAACTGATAGAGCGGACTCAATCTACATTTGTACCACACCTGATTATAATATGTTTGTTAATACAACATCTAACTTTACAGGTGACTTCATCTATCCACAAGAATCGACTGAAAATCTTGAGGATACGGGAATCGATTCTAACTATACTGCAACTTATTACCCATGGATTTTAACAAGAGATACTGTTAATAATACACAAATCTACCTACCACCGACAGCGGAAGTAGTTAGAAACTTGGCATTAACTGATAATATTGCTTTCCCATGGTTTGCATCAGCGGGTTACACAAGAGGTTTGGTTAACGGAATTAAGGCACGTAAAAAATTAACACAAGACGATAGAGATATTCTTTATAAAGGTAGAATTAACCCAATCGCAACGTTCTCAGATGTTGGAACAGTTATTTGGGGTAATAAAACTACTCAAGTTAAGGAATCTGCACTCGACAGAATCAACGTTAGAAGATTGTTACTACAGGCTCGTAAGTTGATTTCAGCAGTCGCAGTAAGACTATTGTTCGAACAGAATGACGACCAAGTAAGACAAGAGTTCTTGGATTCAGTAAACCCAATCTTAGATTCAATCAGAAGAGATAGAGGTTTGATTGACTTTAGAGTCGTAGTTCAGAACACTCCTGAGGATTTAGATAACAATACATTAGTAGGTAAAATTTATCTAAAACCAACAAGAGCGTTAGAATTTATTGATATTGAATTCTTAATTACACCAACAGGTGCATCATTTGAGGATATCTAATAATTATTAAATGGGGGATACTTCGGTATCCCCCATTTTTAGCCATTAATTAAACGTTTAATAAAAAATAAAAACATGGAATTTAAAAAGAAAATTTTAAGAGAGTCTATGGAAATAGAAAGTAACGGTGTTGAGACTTATTCTGAAAAGCCTCAAAACATTATTGTTACGGAATCTCAGTTAGAAAGATTAATAGAAAGTTTAAATAAATAATTTAAATGAGTCTTAAACAGATTATAAGAAAAAACTTAATTAGTCTATCTGAAGGTATAGAAGATGGTAATCCCGATTTAAAGTACTACGCTTTTGATTGGGACGATAACATTGTTACTATGCCAACTCAAATCATGTTACAATCTGAACAGGGTGGAGAAGTCGGCATGTCTACAGAAGATTTTGCAGAATATCGACAAAGAATCGGAGGAGAACCCTTTGAATATAAGGGGGAAATGATTGTTGGATATTCCGAAAATCCTTATAGGAATTTTGGAGTAGAAGGGGATAAGAGATTTATTGTAGACTCTTTATTAGCGGAACCTGGACCATCGTGGAATGATTTTGTGGAGTGTATAAATGGAGGTTCTATTTTTGCAATTATAACCGCTAGAGGTCATACACCATCTGTTTTAAAAGATGCAATCTATAATATGATTGTTACAAACCATAATGGGATTAATTTACAAAC